GGGGTTTCCCCCCTCTCGACTCACTCACGTTCTTAGCACATGGCTTCCCGCACTCGTCACACCGATGATTCTGGCCAGTACTTTACTGGTACCAGGACCTGGTATTACGATAAGCCGGGTTATACAGAGCCGTATGTTGAACCCTGGGGGAATTATTCGGGGCTCTCACGTCACACCGGTATTACCGATGTAACTGGGCCTCGACCTCCAGGTAGGAAGAACCGTGCAGTGTCCCATTTCGTCTATACTGGTGAAACCACCGGGATTGATTATCAGACTCCGTGGTACGGCCCTCCGGGTAACCGTTATCGGATTGTCTATAATCAATTTGGACGAGAATCGTACGGCTGTCCATCCACTCTATGGGGACCTCCGTCTGTGACGGCTACTGCATTTAATAATGCAGCAATCGCATCGCAGGTGGAGCAAATTCCTGTTGCCATGTCGTTACCCAACTTCCTGTTAGATCTTGATGATCTTCCTAGGTTGCTAAATAACGTTCGTGACATATGGAAAATCGCCTCTAATAGGCGTGGATTGGATGTTTCGACGGCTTCTTTTAAGAAGTCGCTGACTAACCCTACGGTACGAGACAGAGTTGTGAAGTGGTGGAGTAAAAATCCATCTTCGGATCCAACTAAATTGGCTTCCGACTTCACGCTTGCCTGGAATTTTGGGGTCAAACCCCTGATTGCAGACATTTCTGCTTCGTTGGGATTGCTTGATTCTGTTCGCAACCGTATAGCGCACCTTAAGCGCACTTACGGTAAGGTCCAGCGTTACCGACGCTTTAAGAGGTACGAACTTCCCTCTAAGGGGAATAGTGCACCTTTTAGTTGGTCCGGTCAACCGTGTAGTTATTGTTGGGTGCCTGGACAGGCATTCACAACCTACGGGATTGGTTTCACTTACGTGCAAACCCTTGCTGGTCTGGAGGATGCAAATAGAGAGATAGCTGCCATTACCGCTGCCTTAGGTTTTAATAGACCTTTGTCAGTGGTTTGGGATGCTATACCGTACTCCTTTTTAGTGGATTACGTCTCTAATGTCGGTGACATTCTTTCTCGCTATCAGAGCTATACAGCTTTTGAAGGTGAGATAAATGTACTCGACGGGTGGACTTCTACCAAGAAGATAGCCCAATGCACCCTTTGTGCTTCAGATGACGGCATCAATAACCTTATTCCCGTTAGTAATAACACCTCTATGGATTACAATCGTAATCCTGGGGCTTACACTAATAGGGGATTGGTTTTAGACACCAACGTCTCTGGTATCCAGATGGCGAACATTGCCGCACTTGTCCGCGCGGCCCTTTAATCTCAACAGCTCTACAAGGAAGCCAAATGGCTATCGGCGCAACTCTCTCGATTCCCAATGCAGCAGCAGTCAATCAGACTTTCGAAGTTCTGAAGACTCTGCCCAACGGTATCGATCGTATCAGAACCGGTTCCAGTGTTACTGAACCGGAAATTCTGGCTATCCGTCAGCAATCTTTCCCCGCTAAGGGTGATAAGATCGCATATGATCGCCGGAATGTGTCCTTCTCCAATTCTCAGGTTGATCCTGATACTGGGAAGTCCTTCGTTTTGACGGCCAGCATGTCGCTGACCATCCCGCGAACGGCTGTTTTTACAGCCACTGACACTGCTGATGCTGCAAGTTACGTCCGATGGATGTGGTTGACCCATCTGGTCGACCTCACTCTGGGTAAAAGCTGACTAGCTCTTGCTCAGTCCTTTTGGCTGGATTAGTTCACCTTTTCAAAGGGAATTATGAAAAGCCACGAAGGCTTCATGCTTTCGCTCCTTGAAAAAGTGATCCTTGACAGTGCTTCTGAAGTGAGTAAGCTCTCTGTTACGCGTGACATTGATTACATCAAGTCGCGCGTTGCATGTGAGGGCCTTAGATTTCTGACAGAAACATTGCCTTCCTTCGGGAAGGCGATCCTGTCTAGTCTTGAGGCTGGCGCTCTCTTTTTTCCGCTTGGCTTTCGCAAGTCAAGTAGAAAAAGTCTTCTCCCTGCATTTCTGCAGGGTTGGACAAAGCGTATTTTCTCACATTCTGGAGAACTGTTGGCCGTGTCAGATCCGTACGCCCTACAAGAGGTGTTACAGATCTGTATGCTGTTTTACAAAACGGAACTCCCTTACTCGAAAGAGAAGGAGCAGAGCGTCATTGCATCTTTCGTCAAAAACGAAAATGAAATTCACTCTTGCGACCTTAGCGGCCGCACTTCCGGTTCTAATCAGCATGCTGGTGCTCGTAAACTCTTATCTAGAGCCTTACAGGGTTTCGAACCCCGGAACATCAGCCCCAAACACGGCCCCGGTGCGGTAGCGACAGGGGAAACGGGAAACGATAAATATGTCTTTAAACGAAAGTTTCAAAGACTTCATCAAAGTTTCCCTTATTACGAGTTCTTCTCGTCTTCCCTTAGTCGCTGCTCTTTTGAGTCTGGTTGGTATCGGCAACTATCCAACGAGATTAATCCCGTTGCGAAAGTCACTCTTGTACCGAAAGACTCAAGAGGTCCGAGGCTTATCTCCATGGAGCCCCTGGAAATCCAATGGATTCAACAGGGTATCCTTGACAAACTCGTCTCTCATATCGAGAGATCCCCTATCACTAGGGGCTTTGTCAACTTCACGGATCAGTCCATAAACCAAAGGCTCGCTTGCGAGTCTTCGGTCGATCGTCGTTTTGCAACGATTGATCTAAAGGACGCCTCGGATCGCGTGTCCCTTCAGCTCTTTAGATCCCTCTTCCCAGAGGAAATACAAGAGCCAATAGAGGCATGCAGATCGGTTGCTACTAAGCTACCAAACGGTGAGGTACTCCCTTTAAGGAAGTTTGCTCCTATGGGATCAGCTTTATGCTTTCCCATTCTTGCACTTACTGTTTGGTCAATTGCTGAAAGCACTTGCCGATCAGAGCACCGCTTGCACAATCAAGTATATGTCTACGGTGACGACTTAATCGTTCCCGTAGAGTCTCTTGAAAGTGTAACTAGATCCCTTCAGGACGTCGGGTTGGTTGTTAATCTTGAGAAATCATTCCATAAAGGATTCTTTCGGGAATCCTGCGGAATGGATGCCTATAAAGGCGTCCAAGTAACACCTCTTCGATTCAAGAAGGGCCTAGTAGGATTACACCCAGATCATTCCGTGTATGAACACTTGATTTCACTCTCTGAATCCTTTTTCAATAAAGGATTTTGGAAAACTTGTGGCTTTTTGCGAAAGCGGATCGCCAAGTTCTTTGGGAAAATCCCTTGGACGACAAGCTCTTCCTACCCGGGCTATTATTGCCCGGATTATTCAGAGTGTGAGCGCAGAAATGCGCTTCATTTCAAGCGAAGGTTTAACAAAAACCTTCAGTACACTGAATTTCGCGTTAGGAACGTCCAGCCTGTTAAGACAAAAAGTCTTACTTCCTGCGATGCAAAAATGCTTAAAGCTTTAACTGGGCTTTATGCATTCCAGCGCGAAAATGATCTGGTCACGCTTCGTAGTAAGTGTGCCCTACGTAATGGTTGGTACCATGCGTAGAACATAGGGGGTTAACCCCTAGTTACTACTGGGATCTTTGCAAGCAAAGATTGGAG